ACCCACTTCTGCCGGAAGGCCGAGTACCGCTCGGCCGTCATACGGTTCAGCACGCCGAGATTGATGCGGTCCTGGATGTCGATCACCCGGGCGAACAGCGGCTCCGGCTCCTCGCCCAACTCAGGCAGGCACGGGAACGACACGATTGGGATGTCCCCGGCCTTCTGCGGCTCGCCGTCCTGCACCCACGAGTCCGGACCCCACGGCAACCGCCCACCGCACGGGCGATCCTCCGGCGTCCTGTAACGGATCAGGTAGCCCTGGATGTGGACCTCGGCGCGGCCGACCTTGTAGATGTCGTCGTGCCACGCCTTGAGCGCCGCCAACGGCCGACCGAACGCGTCGTGCTCGATGATGACCTGCCGCGGATGCTCCGGCGTGATCACCGGGCGCGTGGGGTCCGTCGGGTGCGGCCCGACGCTCACGTAGCCCTCGCCGAGCGCCATCGCCGTGCGGTAGACCAACTTCTGGCGACTGTCGAGCTTGTTCTGCTGCCACCACCGCCACGCCTCGCGGTCCTCCTCGCCGGCACCATCGGTCACACCCAGCACCGACATGCGGTGCACCGGCGCCGAAGCGATCGTGCCCAGGAAGTTGGTTCGAGCGCGACGCTGGAACTCCCTGAACGCATGCTCCGCTTTCGCGGGCACGTGCGGCAGTGGGTGATCGCCGCGGTACCAAGCCCACCAAAGATCCAGCTTCTTGTGCCGCTCGCGGAGCTGTCGCCCCAGCGTCAGCAGCCACCAATCCGGCGTCTCCGGGGTGTCGTCCAGCACGGCGTCACCTCCTGAGAAGTCGGTGATCAGGCCGGCCAGCACAACAAGCGTTGTGGCGGCGGAACAACCGACACGCGATACGACTGCGGAATGCGTAGACGGCGTCGCGCGGAAAGTACAACCAATGCTGTAACGGGGTAAGCGATCCGACGATGCCGAATCCCTCAGGGCCGCGACGTGGGGGCGACACAAACACCCCTCGCAGATCTCTCATCCAACCTCCCCATCAGAACGTCCAGCCGCCCATCGGCAGCGCGGCCTCCGCCAAGCCCTTGGATACGGCGTCGAGGCGGGCCTGATAGGCGAGCACCGCCGCCACGATGGCGTCGATCTTGCGGGCCGAGTCCGGGTGTTCTTTCGCGATCTGGATGCCCGAGCGGCTGTTGCGCCGGCGGGCGTTGAGTGCGTGCCGGGTCAGCACCGACGAACCGTCGTGCGACAGCTCCCGGTCGATGACCGCGCTGTGGAACTTCTCCAGCGCGCGGACGATCAGCAGGCTCCGGCCGCCGGTCATCCACCACTCGACCGGGTGGTCGCGGGTCGCCTTGACCTTGAGGCCGGCGCCCCACTTGGCTTCCCAGTCGGCGACGTGGCCCTCCCACTTCGCCGGGTCCGCGTACATGCCGATGACGTTCCACCGGTTCATCGCGTCCTCGACCTCGGCCAGGACCTCGACGACCGGCACCCGCCAGTCCTCACCGGCCGGGCCGTCCGGCTGTTCCCACACGCGGACCGTGAAGACGTGGCCGTCCGACACGCGGCACCCGATGAGCGCCGTCGCGTCGGTAACCTTGTCGCTCCGCTTCCGCGAGCCGTCGAAGCCGAGCGTGATCATGTCGCCGTCGGCGATCGCCTTCGACAGGTCCATGCAGCCGGCCCACTCCGGGTGGCTCAACCAGCTATCGGTCGCGTGCGTGATCTGGTTGCCGTAGTAGCGGCGCGCATCCTGCGGGTCCGTCGCCGGGTCCCAGATCTCCGCCGCCAACCGCTCCAGCTCGACCCAGCCGCCCGCCGTCTCCGCGCTGTCCCCGTAGGCGACCGCCAGGCCGGCAAGCAGGCTGTCCCGGTCGGCCATGTCCGTGTCGGCAGGCCACTCGCGGTGGTCGTACAGCAGGCCGTCGTCACGGGCGCGGCCCTCGCGGATGCGCTTGAAGTACTCGGCCGACGCTTCCGCCACCGAATCCTCGCCGGGGATGTAGGCGTTCGGCGCCTCGATCGAAGTCCCGTTCGTCTTGCCGAGGTTGCGGCGCATGACCGCCGCGAGCCTGACGCCGCCGTTGCTCGGCCGCCACTCCTCGGTCTGGTCGAGCACCACGAAGATCGGCCTGTTGCCCTCGCGGCTTGTCGCCGAGCTGGTGACGAACTCGATCCTGCCCTTCGGCAGGTTGACGAACGTCTCCAGCGGCTCCAGGCCGAGGTACTCGTCGACCGCGGGGCCCTCGCGGAGCATGTCCAGCAGTGGCGCCCACGCGTTCCTGGTCTGATCCTCGGACACCGCCGCGAGCTGTACCCACGGCGTCCGCGAGTCCGCCCACGGCCGCCCCACAGGCTCACCGTCGGCGCCCCAGCCGTCCGGCACCACCGGCGCCAACGCCTCAGCGCAGGCAATCGCCGCCAGGATCGGCGACTTGCCCCAGCCCTTCGGCCGCGACAGCACACCGCGGCGATACCGGCGGCGGCCCGTCGCCGGGTCGATCGCGTAGAAGTTGAGGACGAAGCGGGCCTGCTCGCGGGTCAGCGTGAGCGGCTCGTACCCGGCCCGGTCAGGCGCCGCGAGGAACTCGCCCATCCAGTCCAGCACCGACCAGCCCAGCGTCGGCAGCTCCCCGGGGTATGTCGGACCACGCCACGGCATCGCCCACCCCCGCGGCCTACTCCGAGGGCACCGCCTCGTCGGCGCCGCCCGGCAGGACCCGAAGGTCGGCGTACCTGGCGCGCGCGCTTGCGCCCGGCGCCCGCTTGGCGTCGGCCTCGTCGGCCTGGGCGAATGTCATCCGCAGGCGCGCCCTGTCCTCGGGTGTCGCGCCGAACTTCGCGACGCGAATGCGGATCTCGCCCGCGAGCTTGAGGTCGCCTTCGTGGAACGCCGCTACGAGGTACGCGGTCTCCATGAGGAACAGCCAGTCGGTGGAGCCGAAATGCTCGGCCTGCGGAGACGCGCGCCACGTCTCCCACCACAGCGCCACCGGTGGATCGGCGGCGAGCACGGGAGGCAGATCGGGCGGCTCCATCTGCTCGAACCTGAGCACCGTCTGAGACTGAGCGTCGGCATTTCGACGAGCACGACGTGAGGGGTCCTTCGGGGCAGGGCCACGGCCGGCCATGCGACCACCCCCCTCACACCAACTCGACGAGCACCTCGGTCAGATCGGCCAGCACCGCCGGCGCGTCCTCGAACCTGCGGCCCGTCGTCGCGATGAACCGCGAGTCGCCGTACACCTCAAGGCCCGTGCCGCCCGGCATCTCGATGCGGCGGCCCCGCGTCACGCGACCGCGACCCCAGATGTGCAGCCCGCGGCCGGACATCGAGACCTCGATGAACGTCTCCGGCAGGCGGTCGACCAGCACCCGCGCCCACGGCACGAGGTTGCCGTCCGGCAGCACGACCTTGTCCAGGTCGACGCACACGATCCCGTCCGGCTCGAACAGCACGAACCCCATCCCCACGCCTGCCGACGACGCAGCGGCATCGCGGTAGCGCGCCCAGGTGCACGGGTCGGTCGACGACGCGGCCTGCCGCGGTGAGTAGACCTGCAGAGGGACCTTCCGAGCCGAGCACCGCACCCACCGGGTCCGCCGAGTCATCTCCGCCGGCATCACCCGCCGAGCCCTGCACGCCGCCATGCGGCACCGACCCGAGCAGTACCGCGCGTGCCGGCGCTGCATGAGCGGCATCGCGCCCAAGCAGTGCTCGCAGCGGGTGGGGGAAGCGGTCGACGGCATGCCGCCAGTCTACCATGGTGTGACGCTTTCAGAGCTCTGACCTGCGACAATGCCAGTTCATCGAGTGGGGCGAGGCGCTGGGTGCCCGCGTGAGCCCGTCGAACCCCGGGGGGTCGCCCGAACCCTCGGGGTTCGCGGTCGGGCGGCGAGAGGCCCGCCCGACCTGCCCTGGGGGGCCATCTGGCCAGACCCGTACGGACGGACGGCCGCAGCACCTTCCCGGCAGGCGTTCGGGCCCCGGGGGGAGTCCCCGCCCGGGCGCGCGCCGCGCGAAATCAGTTCACCGGACAAACTAGTTCGCGAATTCGCGGCGGAAAAAATGCGGGCGAATGCTTCACCGCACAAAATAGTTCCAAGTGATTGACGGTACTAAATAGTTCTGCCGAGCGAACTGATTGACAGTACTAAATAGTTCTACATGAGGCCCGGATGATTTTCGGGTGATCGTCTTTCGGTCGGCCTGGTGCGAGCCTCGTTGCCCTCGGCCGAACTCTTGCGGCCGTGGTGCCATGCGCACAGCGCGCGCAGGTTGGTGTCCTGGTCGCCGCCGCCGCGGGTGATGTGGTCGACGTGCCTCGCCTGTTGGTTGCAGCGGGTGCCGTTGTCCAGGGTCCAGGTGCAGCGGTTGTCGTCGCGGGTGAGGATGCGTTGTCGGCGCCTGTGCCAGTCGCGTGGGAGTGTGGCGCGCCGTGTGCTGTCCTGCCATTGGCCGGGCATGGCCTCCCTTGGGGTGGGTGTGTCGCCGCGAGGGGGGTGTCGCGGTTGGGCGGGGGTGCCTCGACTTGGGGGGTGGGTGTCGATTCACCGCACAAAGCAGTTGGTTAAGGCGGTGTTTCACCGGAACAAGTAGTTCGATGATTCACCGCACAAAACAGTTCCCTGCAGTTGTTTCAATGGATTGATTGACAGTACTAAGTAGTTCGATATGGATTACATGATCGTGATGGGCCCGGACCTGAGTACGGGCCGCTCAGGGTCGGCCGCGATGCGGACGTAGATCGTGTAGTCGCCGGGCGCCGGCTCGACCGCACCTCCCGGGCCGACGAGGACCTGCACCGTGCCCGCGTCCGCCGGCTCCGCGGCGACCCAGGTGGCGCCGGCATCGAGCGCCGCGCCGTCGAGGACGAGCGCGACCTCGATCGGGAACGCTCCAGCGCCGCCGCCGGCAACGGTGATGGGGATGCTCACGTACTCGCGTGATCCGGGCTGTAGGCGTGGCACTGCTCCCCCGTCAGGTCGTGGGTGGATCGCACCGCCAGCGCGTGGTGGGAGCGCCGACGCGCA